CCGGACTGGACCGCGAACGCGCTGGTCGGCAAGTCGCGCACGACCGGCAAGTTCTATGTAAAGCGCGTCCGCCGCTGGCGCGAGAACCCTGGTGAAATCCGGCGCCTCGTCAAGGCGACCGCCGATGCCGACACGCGGCGGGTCAAGGTGACGATCCCGCAGGATCCCGGCCAAGCCGGCAAAGACCAGGCGATCCAGTACGTGACGCTGCTCGGCGGCTTCGAGGTGCTGGCCGAACCGCAGAGCGGCGACAAGATGAGCCGGGCGATGGGTTTCGCGGCCCAGGCATCGGTCGGCAACGTGATCCTGGTCGAAGACCCAGCCGAGCAGCCCTGGATCCCTGATTTCCTGGTCGAGATCACGTCCTTCCCGACCGGCGCGCACGACGATCAGGTCGACGCCGTCTCGTCGGCCTACAACCGCCTGACCGACACGACGTCGGGGATCATCGACTACTACGAGCAGCAGCGCGACGAGAAGCTGGCCGCCGAGGCCGCCGCAGCGGCCACGCCCGAGGTGCCGTATCGGGTCATCGAGGAGACGACATCGGACCTCGGCCAGGCGATGCAGATACTTCGCAAGCTGCACGGCGGCACCTGAGCAGAATTGCCGCTCCAAGCATTAAGAAATACCGCAGCGTTAAGTCACTGAAATTGTTGCTTGATCGCTGCACAATGTGCTTGCGGCACACCGCTGTGTGAGAATAACGGGCGAACTGCGGGGTCGCCCACATCGCTCGGAGTGAAGCGACCGTTCTCCCACAGAGGGGTCGCAGCAGCTTTGCACCAGCCAGCCCGCCTTGTCGTCGTCGTGAGCCAGCCCCGCCGCCCCGTCGCGCAGCAGCTCTCGCTGGCGACCGATTGGCCCGTGGTCAGACTGCCCGCACTGCCGCGCCGCGCATGCTCGAGGCGTCGCCATGTCCTGCGTGGCGAGCAGCTCCCGCTCTGCCTGGCCAACCCCAATGTGCTCACCCCGCTGGTCGCCGATATCGAGCGCATCATCCGCCGCGTCGTGCAGAGCGGCGCGCCGATGCCGAACAACCCGGTGCTGGGCGCGCTCGCCGGCAATCGCGGCCGTTCCAGCGCGCAGCGCGCCGTGGCGCGCCTGGTCAAGCTGCGCCGCATCAAGGTCGAGACACGGCACGGCGAGCGCCGCGCCGTGCTGCCCAGTGGCGCTGCGACGGGTTGGGGTGAGGCGCGCCAGGGGCACGCCCCGTATTGCACGACGAAGAAGGGGCAGCCGAAGCCGCCGCCGAAGCGCGGTCCGTGCAGCCCAGCGATGCCAGCCACCGTGCAGTTGCCCGCGATCGTGGTGAAGCCGGCCGAGGCGTGCCAGATGCCGATGTGGCCCGACGGCGCGAAGCCGAACGGCCATTATTGCGGCGCCCCCGTCGTGGGCCGGACCAGCTGGTGCTGCGACCACGGCGGCAAGGTGGTCGACGTGGCGCTGACCAAGGCGATGCGCGTGCGGTTGCGCTGACCAGGGCGAACGACGCGGCACGATGTGATGCCTGGGGTTGCGATCCACACCACGATGTTACATCTTGCCCTCGGGTGAGGGGATCGATGTGAAGCAGCACAGCTGGACCGAGGAAGAGACGGCCACCCTGATCAGCCTGCATCGTGCCGGCGTGTCCTACGGCAAGATCGCCGCCGCGTTGGGTATGACGCTCAACATGGCCACCGGCAAAATCTCTCGCCTGATCGACAAGGGCGTTCTCGAAAATCGCCTCACCGGCACGCGCGCGGTGCCGGAGCCTGTCGAGGTGAGCCATGGCCTGCGCCGATATCCGGCCCAAGGCATGACGCTCGACCATCTGCCATCGCTCGCGATCGCGGTTGCGCTGCCCACCGCCCCACCGGCTGCGCCGAGCCAGCACAGGCCGACGACGTGCTGCTATCCCCTGCATGGCGATGCGCGGCCCGTGCGCCGCCCGCGGTTCTGCGGCGCCGGGGTAAAGCGTGGCAGTTCGTACTGCGACGAGCACGACAAGCTGTGCATCGAGAAGCGCGTCGCCGTGGGCTACTGGCGCGTGCCAGCAGAGCGCACCGCACCGCGCGTCGACCTGAGCCACCGCGACGAGGTCATGAATCCATGAACGCGTCCCTGCGTCCTGCCGCGGCCGGAAACGCCGTGTCCGTGGTCGGTGTAACGAAATTCCATGGCGACCCGTGGGCGACCTATGATGCGCTGCCCGCCGCCGTGAGACTTGCGTTGCAGCAACATAACTTGAACGTATGCTCTCATCATACCAATCAGCGCTGGCGGGATGTCGAACGGGCGGCTCGGCGCGCGCAGGCGGATGGCTACCTTGTTCTGCGTGACGAGCTGGTCTCGATGTTCGTCTCAGCTGTTGAGCAGTCCGAGCTGGCCGAGATCGATCTGTATGCCGAGCAGTTCACACGGGCATATTCCACGCCTTATCCGCACGTTGCGGCACAGGCATCGATCCTTCGAGGAGGAAGCACAAAGAGTCGGAGTCGAAATGGCAGGCGATGTCGATCTTTATATCCCGCATTAAAGCGTTAATAATTCGTTTATTAACGAGTCATTAGCTGGAAATTTCGGGGCAGGGCGCTGCATCTGCTCTAGTCAAACTGTCACTCAGTAGTTACAAAACCAATATCAACGCATTAGGGTTCCGTGAGGTTGGCATGATATTCGTGGTCTATATTAGACCGTAAAGCCGAACGAGTCTCGCGTATTGCGAAATATTCGCCAACAACGCTTACAAGGCCAACCCCAACAGGGAATGTTCATGCTCCTCTGCAAATCGATTGAGGCAAGCCGGGCCATCGCATGCGTCAATAGCGCCTTCGCAGAAAGCGACCTGGAGCTGACCCAGGGCGCAAAGCTGGAGGTCGGCCTCGCCATGATCCGAGGTGGAATGGCGCACCTCGACGCATCGGCGCGGGAGCAGGTCGCGAGCCATCTGATCGCCCGCATCGTCGAGATGGCGGCAAGAGGCGTCGAGGCCTCCCCGCCCAGTCTGGACACGACGGACATCGATGTCTCGCGGCTCTCTGAGGGCTCGACGAATTACGACTTCGTCCTGCAAGAGGCGGTGGGCTGCCACCGCTGAGGCGGCACGACGCGGGGACCAAGCAGGGATATCGGCGGGCAGTTACCCAATCCGGGGCTGATCGCCGAGGACCTGCCGCAGATGCCGATTATCCCGCCCGGCGCGAAAGTGACCCAGTTCTCGCGCGACATGGTCAATCGCATCGCGGGCAGCCTCAGCTTCTTCAGCAGCCAGTCATCTCAGAACGCCGCTCCGCAGCAGCGCCGCAAGGAGCCGTGGTTCGGCCCCGGCGCGCCGATGCGGCCCCTCGCGCCCAAGGCGGATGTCGCGGGCCGCGCCTACGACTATCCCGCGTCCTACAACATGGGGACGCGGCCGCGGCAGTACGAAGGCATCAGCTTCGAGATGCTCGAAGGCTTGGCCGACGGCTCGGACATGGTCCGGCTCGCGATCGAGACCCGCAAAGACCAGATGAGCAAGCTGGGCTGGAAAATCCTGCCAAAAATGGCGCCGGGCCAGGAGCTGCGCGGGCCGCCCGATGATCGGTGCGCACTGGTCCAGGAAGCGCTGGCGTTCCCTGATCGCCGCGAGTCGTGGCACATGTGGCAGCGCCGCCTCATCGAGGAGCAGCTCGTCACCGACGCCGCGACGATCTATTGCCGGCCGGACCTGAGTGGCAGGCCCTATGCGTTCGAGATCCTGCATGGCAGGACGATCATGCCGCTGCTCGACTCCACGGGCCGTATGCCCCACGCGCCTGCACCCGCCTTTCAGCAGATCCTGCATGGCATGCCGGCGATCGACTATAGCGCCGACGAGCTGATCTATGCGCCGCGCAATCCGCGCAACGGGCGGGCCTACGGGTGCAGTGCTGTTCAACAGATAATAATGACGGTGAATATCGCGAATATCAAAATTGAATTTCTACACGGAAGGCAACATACCGGAAGCATTGGTCTCAGTGCCGAAGGACTGGGATCCCGACAAGATTCGCCGCTGGCAGGAAATCTGGGATACGATGCTGTCCGACTCCATGACGCGGCGGCGCATGAAGTTCGTCCCGGGCGACATGAACTATCAGCCGACGCGCGCAGACCAGAGCTTGCAGGATCCTTACGACGAGTGGCTCGCCCGCGTCATCATGTTCGCCTTCTCGCTGCCCGCCCTGCCGTTCGTAAAGATGCAGAACCGCAGTACTGCCGAGACCGCGAACGAGACGGCGCTCGAGGACGGCCTGCAGCCCATGATGATCTGGTTCAAGACCAGCATCATGGACGACATCGTCCAGCGCAAATACGGCTACGACGACCTCGAATTCGTGTGGGATGACATTGATCAGGTCGACCCGGCCGCGCAGCAAGAGCGCGACATGTCGATGATCCAGATCGGCGTGAAATCGGTCGACGAGGTGCGCGCCGGCATGGGGCTCGCCCCGATCGGGATGAAGCACGCGATCTGGGGCATCGGGCCGAACGGCATCATCTTCGTCGAGGATCTGCTCAAGGCACAGGCCGCCGGGCTGACCCAGCTCCAACCGCCGCCACCGCCGATGATGGGCGGCTTGCCGGGAGCGCCGGGTCTGCCGCCCGCACCTGGCGCGCCGGCGGCGCCGATCCCGCTCACCTCGACGGCGGTTCCTGGCGGATCGCCCGACGCGATCCACGGCGAGCTGGTCCAGCCTGCGCCGGCCGCGCCGACAGTCACGGCGGCTGACGTGCTGGCCATGATCCCGCCCAAGCTCCTTGCCGCAGTCGGGCTGGGACCGGAAGGGCCGGGCGGGCGTCACGTCGACATCACGTCCGATGAGGAGGTGCAGAGCGATCCGCTGCGCCGCCATGTCCCGCATCCCATGGTCCTGCAGACGCTGCGGGCCGCGGAGCGCAGCCAGCAGAGCAGGGGAAAGCGATGAGCGAAACCAAGCCGATCGGCGGCGTCGAGTGGAGTGAGCCGCCCGCGTTGCGCGTCGATGCGGCGCGCCCGCGGACCGCGGCGCGCCGGGCCTTCGCGGCCGGGCATGAAGCGCCGTCGCTGGTGCTGATGAGCCGCGAGAACCCGGAAGGCTGGAAGCTGGAAGACCTGCTCGACCAGATCATCGCGGAGCTGGACACCAAGACGAACCGGCTCCTGAGCGACACGAGCAGCCTCGCGCTCCACGTCATCTCGAACAACCGGGCCATCATGTCCAAGCTGCTTCGCTGTGCCGCCGTGCAGCGGAACACCATCGCGGCGCTGGCGGCCCATGCACCGGACCAGGGACCGCGCGGCAAGCCGCGGATCGGCTCATGAGCATCTGCTGCCACGTCTTCACCATCGTTCGCGACGAGCGGGTGCGGCGTTGCCTGCTCTGCGGCCAGCCCGAGCCGCAGGATCAACCACGTGCTGAGCCTGAACAGGAGCAGACCTGGAGCTGGGCCGATGTGCCCGAGGAGAGCGATCCATGAGCGATGACCGCCTCGAAATCCTCAGCCCGAAGCTGGTCAAGCGCCGCTGGGGCGGTGGCTGGATGCACGAGCACTGGTGCCCCGGCTGCGAGACGACGCACGCCATCGCGGTTGAGCAGCCGTTCGGCAATGGGGCGCGCTGGAGCTTCGACGGCAACGTGGCATCGCCGACGTTCAGCCCGTCGATCAACGTCGGGCCGAACTCGTCGCTCCAGTGCCACTACTTCATCACCGCCGGGAAAATCCTGTTCTGCGGCGACTGCCACCACACCCTCAAGGGCCAGACCGTCGATCTGCCCGACATCCCGAAGGACGAAATCTAATGGACACGACCAACCAGTTCACGGCGAACCAGATCTCGTCGGGCTCGTTCACCGCCGCGGCGATCGCCCTCGAGGCCGTCACGTCGGTTCGCGTTCACACGCGCCATGAAATTGCGCTGGCGCAGGCGCTCCGGCATCTCCTGCTGATCACGGAGCGGCGCCTCGGCGATCGCGACACGCCCGACGGCCCGTCGGTCATCAAATCGGGCAGCGTCTTCGACGAAGCCCACCGAGCTCTCGCAGATGCAGGCCTGACATAGCTCACGCCACGGGGAGGCTGTGATGGAGCGGAGAACGCTGCGCCTGTCGTTGGTGCCGGACGATGCCCCCGAGCGATGGGAGCTGACCGTAGAACAGACCCGCGAGGTGCTGCTCTCAGGCAGTCTGCCGGTCGATCTCGAAGCGGTGCGCATCGCATGCCGTGTCTATTGGCAGGCACAGCAGACCGATGTCGACAAAGTGGCGAAGCTGATCGGTGCGTTGCGCGGTCTGCTCGAATGGTCCGACGACAAGATCCGCAGCCTCGAGAACTCGACGTTCGACGGATACGGCGTCGACCATGGTGGGACGGCGGTGGCCCAGGCCCGCGCAACGCTGCTGGAAATGGACGGACCAAGCCGATGCTCGACCTCCTGAAGTCCTTTGCCGCCGCGGCGCACCCGCGTGACGAGCGCGGCCGCTTCTCCGGCACGATGTCCGTCGCGGGCGGCTCACCCGCGCCCGCCATGATCCGCGCCGACGGTGAGCGCTCTCTGACCCGTGGCGAGGGTTGGCAGCGCACCGGCTCGAAGCTCGCCGCCATCCCGCCCGGCTACACGGGCAGCGCGGTGCGCGAGATGCCACACGGCTCGTTCTCGAAGCACGTCATCGTCCACCAGATCCCGCCCGGCATGGACCTCAAGACGGATGCGGCGACGCGCAAGAAGCTGTTCGGCATCGTGCGCGACCAGCGCGCCGGCGCGATCGAGAAGGGCACCGAGCGCGGCCTGATCCCCGAGGGCAGCGATCCGCGCACCGTGAACCGCGCCTACGCCCACGGCGCAATGCTCGGCCTGCACGACCACGGCGCGATCGACTACGACTTCAAGATGCCGCCCGAGTTGCAGGCCGACTTCAAGCCGCTCGAGGGCTTCATCCGCTACAGCCGCCGGCGGACCATCTCAACAGTCCACGGCGAGGAAAAGGGGAGCTGGCGCCCTTATCGCGCCGCGTTCGGCAAGCCGTTCAAGGACAATCGGCGCGACAAGGTGACCGGCGCGGTGCGGCTGCGCGTGCGGCCCAACGACGTGCTGATCAAGGCTGCCGGCATCCAGCCGCAGGGATCGCGCTGGGATCGCACCCGGCTCGCCCTCGCAAGGATGGAGAACCAGGGCAAGCGATCCTTCGCGCCGCTGACCCAGCCGCAGCGCCTCGAGCGCAACACGGCTGCGAAAGACGAGCGGATCAAGGATGCGTCCGGTGCGCCGCGCATCCAGGCCGGCGCGACGGGCTCGATCGCGGGGCAGGGCGTCTCGGCTCGCGAGGGAGCCGCGCCGCGCATCAATCTGGCCGCATTGGCCCGGCCGGTTCGCCCGCCCACCGTCGCGCAGCTCGCGAAGCGCGCCCATCCCGCGGCGCACGACATGATGCCGGACCACCTCAAGCACATCACCAGGCCGAAGCGGAAGGCGCCGCCGCCGCCCGCGCCGGTCGCCGCCATGCTTCCGACAATCCACGCCATCCTCGCCGTCGCTGAGGCGCACGACCCGACGAAGGACCGCTTCGCCCAGACACAGACCGTGGCCGACCCGTCCGCATCGATCGGCCAACTCGCGCGGTGAGCCAGCTGGAGAAGCGCGCAGCCGGCGCACCGCTCAGCGAGGCCGAACACCAGCAGCGCATCGATGCGGCGCGGTCTCGGTGGGGCGCTGCTGCCACTGCGGCGGCGACCGCTGCGGGCGGCGCGCTGGCCGGCGCAGCGGCGCATCGCGGCATCGCGGCTCTGCGTGCAAACACGCTTGCACGCTTGCGTGCGGCCCATCAGCCGATCCGGGCGGAGAATGCGCGATCTGCGACGGTGCTGCGGGCGCTGGCCGCGCGGGAGAAGTCTGGCCTGTCCGCGATCCGGAAGTGGCCCGTCCCGCCGTATCGGGCGATGCTGGCCCACGACATCCACACCCGGGTGCGCGGCCTGCGCGCGATGCCGTCGGAGGTGATGGGCCTCGATCCCGAGACCGGCGCCGACGTGCGTGGCCCTGTCGACCAAGCCGAAGCCGCGCGCGTCGCGGGCGAGATCGATCAGCGCCGCGCGCATCTGGAGCGCCTCGAGGAGGCCGTGCCGCCCAAGCGCGTTCCGTTCAAGGCGACCCGGGCGAAGGTGCCGCGCGCCCACACGCGCACAATCAAGGTGAAGAACCGCGAGGATCCCAAAGCACGCGAGGTGGCGCTGAAGGATATGGCCGACCGCCACGCCGCGATGCTAGCGCAGATGGAGCAGGCCGGCCACGAGCCGTGGGAGCTGGAGAACGCCCGGGCCAGATTCGCCAGCCGCCTGGAGCGTGCGCGTGGAAAGAGCCAGCGGGTCCGCACCGAGACGAAAGTCGTGCAGGTCGGTGGCGATCGCACATCATCGCAGCAGGAGACCAAGCGCGACCGCGCCTCAGGAACGCGCCGCGTCGAGGGCACACCGGGCGACGACGAGCTGAAACAGATGCGGTCCGAGATGACCGAGCGGCTCCGCACCAAGCTCCGCGAGCCACGATGGCGCGAGGCGGGCCGGCATCTCGATGCCGCGAGAGCAGTGCGCACCCAGTTCCGCGGTGCGGCCTCGCCGCTGGTCCGCTGGCGGCTGCCCGGCGGGAACGTGCGGCGCGGCCTGCTCGGCGCTGCTGTCGGTCTGGGCGCGCTGGGCGGGTTCTTCGGCGCGCGCCAGGCGCTCGGCAAGGCGGCCGACGACATGCAGGGCCAGACCGCGCAGCCCAGCGTGGCCGATCAGCTCGCGGCGCACGGCGTCGCTGCCGAGGAAACCATGGCGGAGCGCCTCGCGAACACCTTCCGCGCCTGGAAGGACGATGTCGCGCCCGGCTTGCTGGACGGCCAGCCAGATGGCGAGCCGGTCTCGCTGCTCAACACATTCACCGAAGGGCTGACCCACGCCACCGAGCCGATGGCCACAGCGATGCGCGCCGGCGCCGACGCGACCGTGCCGGTGACCCAGGACGATCCTGAAGGACCGATCCGCACGCTGTCGTTCAACCTGGGGCAGGTCCGCAATCCGCTGGTCGAGGCCTACATCTCCACGTATCGGCAGAACAAGATCGCCGAGCTGGCCGCAGAGCAGATCGAGGCGGTGACGAACCAGCTCGTCGACGCGGCGCGGACCGGCGCATCGCCGCAGGAAATGGCGCGGCGCATCCGGGGATCGATCGGGCTGACCGCCAACCAGGCGCAGCAGGTCGCGAACTATCGCGCCGAGCTGGGCAATCTGTCTGGAGCAGCGCTCCAGAGGCAGCTCCGCGACAAGCGCTACGACCGGACCGTGACGCGCGCCATCGCCGAGGCGAAGCAGCTCACCGCGAAGCAGGTCGACGACATGGTGGACGCCTACCACCGGCGCTATCTCGCCTACCGCGCCACGACGATTGCGCGCACCGAGGGCGTCGGGGCGGCGAACAACGGGCACATGGCGGCGCTGCAGCAGGTCCTCGACGCCAACACCGAGATGGTGGTCGTCAAGGAGTGGAACGCGAAGCTGGACGCGGTGACGCGGCCCGACCATGTCGCGCTGAACGGCCAGACCGTCGTGGGGTTCGACACGCCGTTCGTCGCGCCAAGCGGAGAGAAGGCGCGCTGGCCCGGCGATCAGCGTGCCTCGGCGAAGATGGTGATCAACTGCCGCTGCACGCTCAGCACGCGCCTCGTGCCTCGATCCATGGCCAGCCAATTCATGGCCGACGATCCAACCGCAGGAGTTTCCGATGGATGAGCTGTCGATCAACCGTATCGCGCGGCTGTGTCACGAGGTGAACCGGGCGATCTGCATCGCCGCCGGCGATCTGAGCCAGAAGCCATGGGAAGAAGCCGAGCAGTGGCAGCGGGACAGCGCGGTGCGCGGAGTCTGCTTCGCCTTGGATAACCCGGAAGCATCGGCCGATGCGCAGCACCATGCATGGGCGGTCGACAAGATCGGCGAGGGCTGGGTCTACGGTGAGAAAAAAGATGCGGTCGCGAAGACGCATCCGTGCCTCGTGCCGTATGCTGATCTCCCGTTCGAGCAACGGGTCAAGGATCACACGTTCCGCGCCATCGTGCGCGCAATGGAGGCCGGCAATGCTTGAGGTACAGACCGCCGTCGCGGCGGTGGTCAAGGGCATGATCGATAGGATGCTCGCCGATTACTTCGGTCTTCCCGACCTGGAGTTCGTGTTTTCCGATCCCGCCAACCCCACGATCGAACTTCCCCGTGCGAGGATGCCGACGATGACTGACACCGTCGGGTTTTTCCCCCAGTTGGACATGCTGTCGCCAGCACCCATCGAGGGCCACACCTATGAAGTCGAGATCGCCTTCTGGGACGAGGATACCATTGCGACGTATCGTGATGGCCTGTTCATCCCGCGCGGCTTCGAGCACGACAAAAGCCGTCACTTCGAGCCAAGTTGTGTTCGGGTTATAAAGGAGGCCGACTGGCGATGAATGACGACCAGCGCGATTTCTGCCGCCGCCTCGCCAAGGCGGTGACCAGCGGGGGCACCTACACCTACCAGGGCGAGCAGACCGCGACGAGCCTGTTCCAGGGCGGCAATCAGCCGTCGCCCTGGGCACAGCGCGCCGCGGCCCGCCTCGGCACCCTCAAGGCGTCCCGCTACGCCGGCAGCGATCGCTCGCAGTCCAACCTCGTCGGCCAAGCCGTGCGTGCGGTGAACCGCGGCAAGCTGTCCGTCCATGACGCGGTGAACCGACTCAAGGTCAGCACCGCGCGACGCGCCGTGGCGACGACTACGCCGGCGCCTGGGGCCGCGCTGCGGGGATCGGGAGGCAGTGGCTACACCGGAGCGCCGGCGACCGCCCTGGGGCAGGCGCAGACCGCCGGGACGTACGTCAAGCCGCCAGGAACGTAGCCCAGCCTGGAGAACGTTGCGGCGGGGACCAAACCGCGCGCGAGACACCCCCACAGTGCCGGGGATGTGCAATGGGTCACCTATCTACCGCTTGGCGTAAGCTCCAGCGATCCGCGCTGATCATCGTTGCGCTGGCCGCGATCTGCCAGCCGGCCGCCGCCCAAAGCCCTCCGTCCCAGTCGAATTATCGCGTCTCGCTCGGTCCTGGTGCCCAGGGAGTCGTGCTGATGGGGCTCGACGCGCTGTTCACCGCGTGGCCCTGCAGCGCGCCGAACGTGGTCTGGAATGCGTGTCCGGCGAACGGCTCCGGTGGCACGGCCAGCACGGTCAATCAGGGCACGCCCAACGTTGGAGGCGCGTCGGCATGGCCGGTGTCGCTGGCCAGCCTGCCAGCGCTGTCAGCTGGCGCCAACGTCATCGGCGGGGTGACCCAATCCGGGACGTGGCAGTTCAGTCTGTCCAGCGCGCTCCCCGCGGGCGGAAACGCATTGGGGTCTGTCAGCGTCAGCGCGAGCGCGCTCCCGGCAGGGGCAGCTACGGCGAGCAATCAGGCATCGATCATCACCAATCAGGGCACGAGCGGGACCGGCATCACGCAGCCCACCGGCGGCTCTGGAATGCTGGGGTGGCTGTCGGGGATTTATAACCGGCTGGGGTCGGCACTGACCGTGACGTGGTCGGGCATG